AACATCTGATTTTTGTATAGACGATTTAAATTCAAATATAACATCAGACGTTTCTGTTTTACTTTTTTCTTTAAGTACACACCATAATGTTTCCTTCATGATCTTTTTGAAATCAGTCGGAAAACTAGATCGAACTACGTCTAATCCTTTGATATCCATTTTATTAGTTGGTTTACCCTCTTTGAATATTACCCATTGAGCATAACGCTTTTTAGCAATCCAAAGACCAGACTTTGCTACATATTCTTGTTTAATTTGGAATCTATGATCGTTTGTATTATGAAATGCAACAGCATATTGATCATACATTGCATTTACATATTTTTGTATTTCTGACGCAATCTCATTAGTTTTATCAATCATGAATTGCTCGTCTGTTTCATCAAAACCAGGATATCGTTTTTCTATTAATGGTAACGAACTAACAAACGTAGAATCTGTATCAGTATAAAAAGAAAATTCTGCTTTATTTCCATTTGCATTTATAAAATAATCTTTACCAGTTTCTTTTTCGTAATATTTGTTAATTACTTTTGCTGAAAATTTAATTACACTTTGACCAGTTGCTGTAATTGCACCCGCATTGTCTAGATCATGAAATCTAAATGTCTTCAATCCTAATACCCCATAGAATGAATTAAGCAAAACCTTTTGTGTCAATTGTAAGGCATCATAAAATTTATAATCTTCAGACCCAACTTCATATTCATCTCGTTTATTCTTAAAGGTAACACGCTCATTAAACCACTTTTCTAGAATAGCTGGGAGAAATCCTTTTCTAGAAGTATCATAGACTGCTCCGTTACTTGCAACAGTATATTTATTGTTAGATAACCACTGCTTTACGTCTGGTATTGTATTTGGGTTATTATGAATACTAACTTCTTGACTTTTAGGGCTTAGTAGGCATTCTTCGTCCCAATTATTAATAACACCAATTTTAGTTTCTGGAGATATATTGAGACTCATAATGATACTAGGATATAGTGAAGTTAAATCTAAATCATATATCCATTTGTATAATCCTGGAATAGGAGGCATTACATATGCTCCCGCAAGTGCATCTTGTCGTTCTTCTTCTATAAATCGAAATTGTTTATTTGGTGCTACAAATCCGTTTCTTTTTAGATCTACAATTGCAGCTCCATCTAGATATTTAGATGCATAATATACATCTTCATATGGAACATGTCCTTTATGGCAAATAGTTCTAGCTAAATTAATAAGTTGTAATTTTTCATCTAATTCATATACCAAATCAACATCGGTCATATTATAATAAGCAAATTTATGGATATCTTGCTCAAATAAATCATCTAAATCACCATCATATTCAACTTTACCCTTACCGAGCTCAGTCTTACCAACCGTATCTAATCTATAATTGGGAAGTTCTGTATATGTAAAGTTTTTGTATAATTTAATATAATCTAAACTAGACACACCGAATATCTTCCACTTTTTACTTTTAGGATTTTGTGTAACTATTCCAGCTGGAGAAAATTTCTTTATAGACTGATTACCTAATACCTTTTTACATCTGCCTAATAGGTATGGAATATCATAGCCGTCGGTATTCCAACCAGTTATAACCGTTGGTTGAATCTCAGCAAATGCGTTAATGAATCTTGTAAGCAAATCACGTTCACTTCGGAATATTTCCAACACATAGTTATCGCCTTCTATAACTGATTCTTTAATGCGATTACGTTCATCTAATATTAGAACTCTACGGTCATTACCAGCTTTGTCATAATATGCAATCGATGTTATAGCAGTTCGGACGTCGTCAATAGTACTATATCCATTTTCGTCTTTTGCTGTTTCTATATCAAAATAAAAATCTCTATGCCCTTTTGAAACATCATCATTTTCATAATATAGATCTATCAATGTACGAACTTCTTCATTTAAGTCAGATTCATATGCCTTTGGATTATCTCGATGATTGCCTGGAACTCTATCTAATCGTACTCCGTCTAATGTTTGATATTGTCCATTTTCATTTGGTAAGTACCCATATGGCTTAAATGGAAACTTTTGATGACCTAATTCGTCGTCCCACACGTGCATTATACCACCACGTTTATCATAACCGATTGCTTGATATGCCATTTACTTTTCTTGCGTTTTGCATACGTTCCATATGCCGTAAATATTAATTGTAATAATGATAAAACTTAACATCATATGACTTATATTATATATAAAAAAATCATATGTTACCCAACCTATATCACCAACTATCCATGTTATCATAGCATATTTAGTTAATTTCTGAGCGTTGAGTATGTAACCGGCTAAGACTAATAATGTGCTAACCCATCCTAGAATTTCAATCATTGACTACTGCAATTTCTGATTCTCTTACCAACATAAAGTGTTCATCGTCTAACACGATTTCTTTGTTTTCACCTAAGTTAGATTTATATACATATACATTATCATTAACCTTTACAGTCATCGGAATACGAGCTCCAGTTTGAGTAAATAAACCATCACCGGTTGCAACTACTGTTCCTAATACAAATGCCATGTCTCTATCAACTAGAATGATACCTGACTTAGTCTTTTCTGTCTTTTTTTCTACTTTTAGCAATACTTGATCACCCATTGGTTTCCAATTCATAACTTGTTCTTCTTTTTTATTAGTATAAACTTTATTTTTAAATTTTCATATGTTGTCGTGCTATACCAGTACATTATAATCCTTGTATATTAGCAATAGTGACATTATTTCCTACTAGCCTCGAAACTTCTTGACCTTGTGCATTAATTTTTATAAAACACGGAATATTTCTGACGTTATATTGATTAGCAATTTGCATATCATTGTCAATATTAATTGTTCGGAATGGAACAGTTAACTTATTTAGTTGCGGCTTTAATAATTTACATGGCCCACACCATGGTGCTGTAAAATATAGTAATTGACTCATTATACTCCTCGTTTTGTATCATATGCAATAATATGGTCTCTTCCGGTCATGTTATAACCGTGTTCTGCACACATCTCAAATACAATTGGATACATTTTAATTAATTCAGTTCTCGTGTCGCCGGCTGGCATTATATATGTTTTGTCTTTAGGTATTGCTAACATTACCCGGAAATCTTCAATTTCCTTTAAACTTTCATCTGTACCATCCCAAACTGGTTTATAGTGATAATCAGTATGGTATCCTATACTTTTTCTAATAGCATCATAATTTAATCTAAATTTATTATGTTGCTTTACCATTCGCTCGTCCGTGATGCTACCACCAGGGGTTTCCACTCCAACAACAGGGACTGAATTCTCAAATTTAGGAGATATCGAGAGCAAACCAATAGGATAATCAGTTTCAAGATAATGCGATCCTTCTGTCTCGATAGTAATAAGTATATTTCTTTCATTTGCAAAGTGTGTTAATTCATTTACTAGTGCTGGGTGCATTGTCGGTGATCCGCCTGTTAACATCATTTCCTTGATATGTGGATTCTTATCATATATATCAACAATATCATTAAAAGTAAATGTACCTTTCTCTGGGTGTATACTTGTATACCAAGAATCGCACCAACCACCTTCTCCAAAGTAACATCGATGGGTACATCCGGTAGTTCTTATTGCAATAGTAGGTCTTCCAAATCTACTTCCTTCACTTTGTACACAACGGTAAACTTCTAGTATAGGTAATACTTTGTTATAATCTTCTATTCTTTTCATTTTTTTAATATTGGTATTTGTCAATAATTCTGACATTACTATAGGTAACATTGTTTATTGTTCGTAACTAGCTGAATTTCGTTCATGCTCATATACTTCTACCTTTGAAGCTTTAACACGACCTGATGTTTCTTCGTTTAGAAACTCATTTATAATCTTATATAAAAATTCAGCAAATCGTTCACAACCAGTCTCATCGAGTATTCTGAGTTGTATAATACCTTGAGCATCCATCATTCTAAATGAATCTAATTCCGGATCGTCGTTTGCTATGATAACCGTATGATCGAGTAACCACGCAAAATATTCTTTTGGGGACATTCCATCTATTTTAGATTTAGCTCGTTTCATACCACCGAAATCAAATACCCAATTTCGATGATCTAAGTCGCCCTCGAACCATACTCGAAATGATACAGCATATCCGTGTAGATAACTACAATGAGTACCAGTTGCTTTCCATTGTCGGAAACAAGTTGAGTATCCGTCAAATAATTTTGTTGATGTAAATTTAGCCATTATATCCTTTTACAAATTCATAATATTCTGATCTAGTTGCAGCATCATCCTTAAATGCTCCAGTTAATTTGCTAGTCTTCATTGAAGCACCGCCATGTTTAACACCTCTACATGATACACAATTATGTGTAGCATCAATCATAACTGCAACTCCGTTATTGTCGTTAATAATAGTATCAATTGAATTGTGTATTGCGACAGTTAATTGTTCTTGAATAGCACCACGCCTAGCAAAATGTTCTACTAATCTATTTAATTTAGATAGACCAATTACATTGCTATCGCTGCCTGGTATATATGCTACATGAACTTTGCCCATAATAGTTTGATGATGATGTGAACACATACTTGTTAATGGAATCCCACCTTCAAATACCATACCGTCATATCCATCACTAGGAAATGCAGTAATATTCGGAGCTCCGTTATATCGTCCTGACCATAAATCATTTACATATGCTTTAGCTACACGTCGGGGAGTATCATTTGAGTTCGGATCATCTCTCCAATTACACTTTAAAGCATCTAAGAATTCACCAAATGCTTTAGCTGCATCTTCAATCATTTTAGCTTTTTCTTTATCGGTCATTGGACCGCCTGGCGCCACACCATTAGCAAATCCTTCTCGAACTAATTCTATAGTTTTATTTGTTGTCATATAACCTTACTAGTTTTTTATTACTATTATATTAATATAATAATATATTTTATTTAATTTTCAAAGTTTTATATAAACTTAATCCACGAAAATATATGTCCTGGTAAATTTTCTTGTAAATATGGTTTTGTAAACTCTAGTGCCGTAATATCCACTATAATATCTTCGATATTCATTATATCTCCGGCCTCTGAAACCCATTCTTGTTCATGTTCAAATGTTTCGCCTGGTGCACCTTGATATATATAGGGCGATAATGGAGGTAAATCATCACTACCAAATTCTAATCTAACTCCAATTTCATCGCCGGATTCAAATTCTTGAAAGGCCCATAAATTTTCATCGTCTGTAAAAGATACATATTTACCCATTGCAGATTTTAATTTATTAGAATTTATGATGCCTACTAGGCCAGGAGCCGTTGTGAAATGATATACTAGGCTCGGATAATAATTATTTTCGAGTAATGGTTTTAATCGTATCATATTAATAAATATCCTTTATTATAAGATATTTTATTGTAATTTCAAAGTTAACTTTTACATGGTTGGATCGCCTGGAGTATCTATACCGGTCCAATCGAATTTTGTGGTTGATATATCTTTTTTAAACCAATTAAGTATTTTTTGTATAATAGATTGTTTTTCTTCATATGGTATCGGACTGCCATTTTTATCAACCATATTAATTGGAACTTTTTTCTCAATACAAAGCTTAATTGCATCTACTTGATTTTCATAACGAAACCACCATTCGGACTGATCTTTGTAATCTACTACCATATCAAAACTTATTAAGTAATTGTTTAATGGTATTGTAAAAGGCTTATCTGAAGTTATTCGTTCCTCTGCTTCAAATCCTTTCTTTGATTTAGCAAATGGGTCAACATCGCCTACTGCTCCCTGCACATATGGAGAAATCTTATACTTATTACTCAATTTATCTCCGTCAAATGTAAAACGGCATTGAGGTTCCATAAACTTGCTTAAAGTTCTATGTTGTTTATAAAAGTTTTTATCTCTTGTAAATGAAACACTTGATAAATTATCATCTGACATACCGCTTTTTAAGTTAGAGTCTTTAAGTATGTCGACAGCATTTTCATATATAGTGTAGTGATATAGTATACCTACTTGTTTAGCTTCTCTCAGTAAATCTATTAATCGTATCATATTAATAAATATCACCCAGGTTAGTATTGCCTTTTTTATGTTTGGGGTCATATGGACAATGCAGACACCTATTTCCACAACAAGATCTTCTTCTTCGGTGATATGATTCGGTCATTACTTTATAACCAAGTTCATTATAATAAAAGTCAGTAGGAAGGAGCTTGTTTCCAAACTCCTTCACGTACTGTTGATATATCCAATCTGTTCCCAAATTGACCATCATTTACTTTCCTTCTGCTACTGATGCTTTTCTGTAATCTGTAACTAGTTTCTTAAGTTCACCAACTGCTTTTCTTGCTTGTTGTTGTGACTTTTTTGTTGTTCCGTTATGCTGAGCTTCAAACTCATTCCATAAACTCAACATCGATTCAAATAACTCTTGTTTGTTCATCGTACTTCTTTTTCTTTTTGTTAATAAATATATTTTACTGGTTATGTTATTTCGCAAGCGCCACCAGCACACGCTAATTCTCCTGATAAATCGGTATCGTCATCTAATTCTACAATTTTAGATAAGTCAACATCTTTTAATGTTGTTAGCATTTTATTATATGTTTCTACATCACAGTCTTCAAATGGAGCTTGTACATATGTACCACCATTATATGGTAATACTGATAATCCATTATAATGTTCTCTATTTTTCCACATCCATTCGCCAGCTAAATCCCATTCATCTTCCTTGAGTGATACAGTTGCTGACACATTATGTGTATTATTACCCGTACGGTGTCCTGGTTTTACCCATTCTAAATGAACTTTCTTTATTCTATCTAAAAGTTGGAATGGAGATTCTGTTCGCATAATTGCCCCAATTGGTGCCTTTTGCGGAATACTAATTACAGCAGTATCATGCGGTCTAAAATATTCATCTTCAATTAGTTCTGGATGATTGATTGATAGATATGTATATATTGCTTCATTCTTTCCAACTCGTACACGTCTAATATAATAATCATTGTGCCATGCATGGATTCCTGAGCTAGTTCCTAATGCTAATGAGGTTGTGCCTGCAGGCTTAACTGTGGTTGTTCTTGCACTTTCATTAATTCCTAAAATTTCTGCTACTCTAGAATTTTCATTTTTAACTATATCTGCTGCTTTAGTCATATCATATCCTAATACAGTTCCAGATCCAATTCCTGTCATCGATACACCTATCAAAGCATCCTTTTCGGTTGTTCTTTGCCAAATTGGTCTTAGATAATGAAATTCAGTATATCCTGCTTGTAACGTTCCAATAAATGCAGCTGCTTTAACTCGGGTTTCAAAATCTTCTTGTGATTCAATATCTGAAGCATTTACTTCACATAAGTTACAGAATTGGAATGGCCTTAGTGCAATCTCACAACATGGATTAGTTCCCCAATCTTTGTCATTTGTTAAATATATACCTGGTTCGCCTGCACCTGATAATTCTACTCGTTTCCATAGATCCATAAAGAAACCTTTTGTTAATTTATGTCTCATCAATGCCGCAGAGTTATTTGCTCTACCTCGTTGTGGATTTGTTTCCCACCAGTTGCCTGACTTACATGAAATCATTTCTTCATCGTCAGCACTAAATAAACTAATTAATGCAGCACGTCTAATACCGCCGGCTAAAACAGCGTCAGCTATATGGCATATAATATCGTGAACTTCAATTGGAGATAAGAAGTCACCGATTTGTTTTGAGTCTAATATACCTTGAACTTTAATCAGACACTCTTTAAGAGGTTGTGGTCCTGGTGCTTTACCTCCTGATGTAATTAGTCGAGCTCCTTTTGGTCTAATATCAGAGAAATCAAATTTTAATTTTGATGTGCCTTGGAAATAACTTTTTACAAGTGCCTTAACGGCATCAGCCCAACCTTCAATTGAATCCGAAATAAGAAATCTTCTTGTTCTGTCTAAATTTGGTTTTCTGATTTCAGGTAATTTTTCTACATGATGTTTTTGTACTGAATAACCAACTCCGGTACCGCCTAACAATAAAAACATCGTTTCGCCAAATGCTCGATAATCATCGATAGGAAGATATGCACAGTTATAAATTCTATTTGGGGAGATTTCAATAGGTTTGCCGCCAAATTGCAATGATCTCATCGATGGTAGTACTTTTTTTGCATAAACATATTCATATGCTTCTGATATCTCGTTGCGTAGTTTAGGATATTTTTCTATGTGCATATCCTTATTACGTGTTACTAATTCATCCCATGTTTCACGGCGGTTCAAGGATGGGATATACTTAGCATACTTCATGTATACTGTAATATCACTTAAAATTTTGTTTGAAATCTCCATTTTGTAATCTCTTTTTTCTTTAATTAAACGATTTATTTTTAGACAAAAAAAGTCCGGGGTGTAACCCGGACGTGCTTTTATATAAATATGTCATCATCCCAATGTTCCACCCAGATCTTTAAACTTTTGCGCAAGATTTTTTTTCACAATATTTTCTCCCGTTTTCATTACCTGAGTCGTTTGTTTCCCTTGTGCAGTTTGTGGCTCAAAGAATTGAAATTGTCCATTATTTGTATTTATTTTACATGGCAACGTTATTCCGTCAGGACCAAATCTATTTTTAATTACATGCCCTCTACCGGTACCTGACATTTTATCTTCTACTTTTCTAGAAAGAGACATTAAAAAGTCTGCTACCATTACTTTACCATATGATGACGCAATTTTGTCGGCTTCAATAACATCTTCTTCTAATGCAGACCGACCTGCTTGCGATGCCGTCCATACTGGTATATTATATTCACCAGCCATACCTCGCATTTCTTCATATAATTCTTCTAATGCTTCATGTTTGTCTTTTTTGGTATTCACCTTTAAAAGATCTCCGTAATCTATAATAATTAGATCTGGACTATTTCCTAGCATTATAGTTTTCTCTATATGAGCTTTAATACCAATAACTCCTATGGATTTAGTTGGATAATGTTTTATGATCAATTCGCCTTTTAGTTTATCCATTTTATCTTGAATATCTTCTTGATAATTTTTTAGATTTTGTGCGTTAATGCCTGTTACTACTGAGTCATATCGTTGTCCTACATAATTCTCATTGAGTTCTAATGTATAGTGAATAACATTTTTTCCGGCTTTTACTGCGTTTGCTCCTATATTAATAAGCAACCATGATTTACCAATACCAGCTGGTGCCATTACTACTCCTAATTCTCCTGGGGCAAGACCGCCGTCCATTAAATCGTCAATAACATCCCAACCAGTTGTCATGGTGTCTCGGGCGGCTTCGTCATAACGTAAAGACACAGTATCTTTATACTCTAATCCTATATCAGTATCAGCACCAGCTTTCATGGCACCATCAATCTTGCTTTTTATTTCGTCATAATTACCCATTTTAAGTAATCCGACACTATCCATTATTGCTCGTTTGATTTCTTGATTTTTACAAAATTTGAGTATTTCGTCCTTTACAAATGTAAGGTCGTCTGATTCCATGTAACGAAAAACTTCCTTTAGTTGTTCTAATATGGCGGTCTTCAGCACGTCATTTTCTATGCCTGTGACTTTAACTTTTAATACGTCTTTCGTTGGAGGTGTTTTATATTCTCGGAAATGGTCTAATATAACTTCTAATAGCCAACTATTAGCATCTGACTCAAAATAGTCTGCTTGTATAATATCAGTAATTTGCTGTAAAAATACTCTATCTGTAAACATTGCTGCTAAAACTTTTACTTGAAAGCCCCAGCCGTATTCACTTAACTTATCTGTCATATTAGATAATAATAAAAATTATAATAAAATCAAATCATTTATGTGTTTGTTTTGCATATGCATCTAACGAAAGCCATGTTCGAGTCAACCAGTCTGGTAAATTCTTCATTACAGCCCACATTTTATCTTCATAAAATAATCTTTGAAACTCAGCTCTATTTAAAGCAGATACTGGTTCTGACATTATTCCTCGAATTTTAGAAGATACATTTGCAGATATATCTAATAATTTTATATCCATGAGTTGCCAATTTTTAATTAACGTTTCACGATTGTCTAAAATCTTTTGATATTTTTTTGTTTCCGTTAAAAGTCGATTACTTTTTTCAAATAACTCTTCTAACGTAACTTGTTTTTTATGTACGATTTCTGGGATAAGTTTTAAGATAGTCTTTGGACCTATACCAGCCACACCAGGAATATTATCTGATTTATCTCCCGTAAATGATCTATATAATACCATATTACTAGGATGTACACCAAACTCATCTATAACTGCTTGGGTGTCATACATTTTCTTTTTAATAGGAGACCATACTTGTATCCGGTCGTCTACTAATTGATAAAAATCTCTATCGGTAGAAACAATTGTAATTTTTTTACATGTTTCATTGTACATTTGTGCAATATAGGCAATAGTATCATCTGCTTCTATGCCATCCATTGCTAAAAAGGTTACTGGTAAATTATCTAGATATGAAACTAATCTACTAAATTGCTTTCTCATTGACTCTTGTTCATCTTCTATACTTGTTTCGTGATGATCGAATCTTCGAAGTTTAGTTTTATTAGCTCGATTTGCTTTATAACCTTTATAAATCTTTCTTCTTTTAGCGTTACCGCCTCTTCCGTCAAATGCAATTACGCATCTACTAGGTTTAAAGTCTCTGACAGTTTTACCTATAGAATATAAGAATCCAGTAATACCACCAATATGGTCACCATCTTCATTATATGCTGGAGTTGCACCGAAACTTCTAATAAAGGTATTGAGCCCGTCAAATACCATGATATGATCATTAGCATTCTTTGGGCTCGTTTCCTTTTCTTTCTGTAACTCTTTAAATAATCTTTGATACTTATTCATTATCCTTCTTCGTCAATTACTTCTTCATCGATAACAACATCATCGATACCTCCGTCTATACCAGCTTGATATTTGAATATATAAGCGTCGCAGATTCTTTTGTATAACCTTTCTTTTGCTTCAGGGTTTTGCATTACCTTGCTAACAAAATCTTTGCTTTGGAATTTCATTTCTCCATGAACTTCTCCAGTTTCATGATCTACATCTTCTAATGTGTACCATGCACCTGCTTGTTTAACCAATTTGAATTTCTTCATCAAATTCAACCAACCTCCAAAGTTGTCAATACCACTATCATAATAGATTTCATAATCAATCTTACGATGTGGTGGACCCATACGGTTTTTGACTACCTGCACGCTGGTTTTACTACCCACTACTTGCTCTGCACCATTAACTGTTGCTTTAATCTGACCGGTATTTTTTAGTCTTAGTCTGACAGATGCATGGAAAGGAATTGCCTTACCGCCTGCTGTTGTCCACTGATCACCAAATGACACGCCCATTTTAACTCTTAGTTGATTAGTAAAGATCAAACAGATTCTCTCTCGGGCAATCCAATTTGTAACCTTACGCATTGCTTTAGACAATATGATCGATTTAGAAGTTGCATATCCATCTTTATCATATTCTGCTGCTAGCTCAATCTTCGTAGATGCACCCATTATGGAATCAACTACAATTGTTACTAATCTGTCTTTGTCTGATTTACGTACACCGTCAACGATAGTTTCAATCGTTTCAAAGATTTCCTCTACCGTTTCGAGTGGTACATATAACATAGTTTTCAAATCGGCGCCGATTGCAGTCAAGAATTCCGAACTAGTAGCTGACTCAGTATCAATATAAACTGCTAACCCTCCTTTTTTCTGCGTTTCTGCTAAGGTATGTGCTGCTAGCAATGATTTACCCGACGCTTCTAACCCTGTTATTTCGGTTATTCTACCAACAGGGAATCCTCCATTTGGTCGATTAGATATTGCCAAATCCAATGAATCACACCCAGACGATATCCACTCTTTCACATTACTAGGAGAATCATCATCTCCATCTAAAAAGAATGCAGTCTTTAGTGCCTGTCCTTTGAATTGTTTATTTATACTATCAGCTAATGTGTTTGCTAATACATCTTCCAGTTCGTTCTTGCTTTTGCCTTTTTTCTTTGCCATTGAAGCCCCTACTTGTTAAATAAATCGTTAAATGCTGCTGCTACATCTGTTTGCTTTTCTTCGGTCTTTGTTTCCGTAGTTGCATTATCAGTGCTAGATGTGTCTGTTGTTGAGCTAGATGGTGTGCTAACGTCTGAACTGTCGTCTTCTGGATTCATCCAATCTTTAAGAGCTTGTTCTAACTCTTCATAAGTTGGTTCTGGGAAGATATCAGTGATAGTCGGCTGATTCATAATCTTTTCTGCAATTGCTTTGTCTTCAGTTACCGCTGATGTATTAGGTTTAACACGAATAGCAGTTTTAGGATATCCTCCACCTTCTGCTGGTGTAAACTCTACGTCGATGTCACGACCATTTAATAGATCGGTGATATCACCATAATCCGGATCAGATACAATTGAAAGCAATTCAGTGTAAATTGTTTTGCCAAATCCCCAAAATTTAACTCCTTCAGATTCTTTACCTCTTACGATAACCGGAACATATGTTCTCATTTTAGGTTCGATTTTACGACCCATTAGCCAATCATCTTTGTCACCAGTCTTTTTTAGTTTTTCTGCAAATTCAACTACTGGATCTGCATTACCGAATGATACCGGTGATAGCATTGATCTTTTAGCAATGTCATAATGAAAATACAATTCTAAGAATGGATTATCTTTGCGATGAACATACGGTACGATTCTTACACGTGTCTTACCAGCTTCTGGTTTCCAAAGATTGTTTCGACGATCGTTATTGTTGTTTAATTGATTAAGTTTTGCCTTGATGGCGTCTAAATTAAGTCCCATTGAAGTCCTTTTTTTTTGTTAAGTTATTAATTTATGTTATTTATTAATTATATATTAGATAATTAAATCGTTAAGTCCAAGTAATTGTTTAAGTTTTTTATTGTATTATACTTTATTTTCTATAGTATCCCAATCTACATCCCATTCATAATCTCCGCCGCCCATAACAACAGCTTCTGCCTGAACTGTCCATTTACCGCCATTTTGATCTGTACCCATTAAATCACCATGCCAAGTATAATTGTCTACCTGATCCTCTAACTCATAGTCATCAAAATCAATGTTAACTGTTTGGCCTTTGTGATTGTATATAACATTAACATAAGGCAAGGATCCTTTAATGTCAATTACTTTGTCGAGTGGTGGTTGAGTTTGTTCGGGTAGA